TAAATGTTACCCTAGACAAACACGATTATCGCATGCTATAATAAACTCATCGAAAGGGCCAAACCTTTCAGCTCCTTGAAAACTTAATCACTATACCACATGATCAAAAGGAGGACAATATGACATTCTATCTCTATGAGTTTTACGCTGATAGTGATAAAGATGAATTTCTGATTGAGTGGCTTTCTGATGAACAAATAGCTAATATTGCTAAAGAATGCGACTACGACTTTGTAAAATGTTACGAGTCAGTCGGAATGGGCTGTAAAGGAAAATTTCTGTATGAGAAGGAGCTAGAGGCATGAAATACATCATCAACTACTATCACAAAGTAGACGGTGTTTGGCGTCTAAATGTAAAACAACAGAAAAACATCGAAACCCTTACAAACCTCCTGCACCTCCTTCACACAATGACCAACTACAAACTCTATTCCGTAACCACAGATTGGAGCACAAAATGACCGACTACGCAATCTGCATCCTCGCAATCATAATCTTCTGGGCAGCCTACGCCATCTATCAAAGGATCAGCAAATGAAGGATTATCGAATAAAACTAATAACCCAAATTAAGCGCGAATATGATCGTTACCAATATTTGCTTGAGGAAAAACACTAGCAACAATAGCGCTACCTCAATCAAATTAGGGAGAGTATCAGGCTTGATTGCAGCGCTCAATATCCTTGAAAACGCAGACTATACCGTTAACGATTGTCTTGACCTCTGCGAGGAGCTGACAAAATGAAATACCACGTCAAAATATTCACCGAAAACCGAGACGGCGCATTAGAAGATAAGTCTTTCACTTTGACTATTTTCGGCAACCGCGAACTCATATCAAAATCTAAAATTTGATATAATTTTACCCACATATCGTGTGAAGATTTTGTGAAAAGAAGGGATGCCGGCTCACTCCGCCCCAGCCAGGCGTATAATCAACTACGTAGGGATGTTAACCAAATCGAAAGGACAACCATGAAGAACATCACCCGCACTGTAACCGACTACCTTATCACCGCGTATGACCTTGTAGACGGCGAGAACGGCCCCGAAGTCAAGATCGTTGCCCAAACAAGCGGTCTTGCCGTCTCCATGACCAAGTCCGAGGCCCGCGCGGCTCTCGCCATGGCCACGGGCACCAAGCTCGCAAAGGGCCTCAGCATCAAATGGGAACCGCAGGCCACGTACACCTACGCTATGCCGCTCGATAAGTTCCTGGATCAGGCCGTTGCCATCAAGGAAGGGGAGTAAATTATGTCCGAAGAGATTATCGCCGTGTCCGAGGCTGACATTTCTACCGGTCTGCGCGAGTACAACGTGCGCGAGCTAGAAGCCCAGAACTTGTCGGCCCTGTGCTCTGTCAAGGGAGATACTCCCGAGGAAAAGGCCCTCGTTTTCAACGCTGCTAACAACCCCCAGCACAAGATTAACGACTTTATCAACAAGAAGATCATGGTGAAGGACTTCTATGCAGAGACGCTGGAACTTGTGAATGAGGAGACGAGCGAGGTGGAAAAGGCCCCGCGAATCGTGCTCATCGATGACCAGGGCGAGGCCTACGAGTGTGTTTCGGTAGGCATGTTCTCCTCCCTCAAAAAGCTGATTGCCGTTTTTGGCGCACCCACCTGGGTTGACCCGCTCCCGGTTGTCATCAAGCAGGAGAAGGTTAAGAACGGCACCATGCTCACCATGAGCGTGCAGTATTAGATCCAGCCGCATATCAAGGTAATCGGGCCGCCACCTCGGCGGCCCTACCCATAAGGAGACGAAGTGAAACGCAATATGCTGAACCTTGCATCCAAAGACCTTATGAGCGAGTTCGTCTACATGAGCGTAGGTCGCTGCCTGCGCAGGGAATTTTGGGGGAACAAGCCTGTACCCCAGTGCGTGAGCGTCTACGTTTATCACGCTGACAAAGATGAATTCGAGTATATGTTCACAAAAAATGAACGCATTGATTTCAAGCTGGATGACGAAAGTGAAGTAAATGAAGCTTTGCGCTCCTACTGCAATTGCAAGGATTCCGAGATTGTGTTTTACATGCACAAAGCAGGCCTTGCTATCGTTTCCAAACATCGCCAACACCCATTCTAAGGAGGTGAACATGCAGACCAAAAATGGAGTAGTATATGATCTTTCCAACACCCCTTTTATCGGAACTTACGGTAAGTATGATTTTGCATTTTCCAGTGCAACGCATCTTGTCAAGTTCAACAACAAGATCAATATCCGTATTCCCTGGTTGAACGATAGTTTCACGAAGAGGTTTCACGTTGATATAGACGTGTCAATTCTCGCAGCAATTCAGCTCTACATGCAAGTTGAAACCCGAGGTTTCAGAATCTACGACAACGCGAAGGGTAGGTGTTACTTGTGCCCCGAGAATATAATATTGCATGGACTGACAATCAGCGAAAACGACTGAACAGCGCAGTACGAAGGTACAACAACGCTATCCGAAAGGCAGCTAAAGCCAACCCAAGTGCTGCCGAGTTTCTGCCAACAGAGGTGAAGTACCAAGAGGTAAAGGCGAACATCACCACGTCCCGGGCACTCAATAACATGGTAAACAGGCTGAACAGAGTCTTGAAACCCCGCGCACTAGAGCTGGTGCGGCAGCAAGACGCGTCAATCGTAACAAGGTACGAGCGCAACGAGTACTCAATCCTTCGCAGCGTGAGAGAACGAGCCAAGTCCATGCGTGCAAAGAGACTCGGCATCGAGCAGCCTAAAGGGCGCATGGGTAGCCTGGAGCAGGCCAAGCTCTCTCCCGACAAGCGTCCTGTAGGGTCTTTATCATCGAACGCCATCAAACGCTTCCTGGCGAACATGGAACGCGAAATGAACATGTCCAGCCGGGACAAGGCACGAAGGTACTACTCCAACTACATGCGCGCCATGCGCAACGTGTTCGGTGGCTTCGAGGACTATGATGCCGCCATCGATCAGGTTGAAGAGATAATCTTGCAACTCGCTGGTCGCAATTTGGAGCAGCTCTTCAAAGCGATTGACGAAGCACCTGATATCGAATATATCTACGAGCCGCAAGCGCGTGAGGAGAAGCTTAAAAGAATCTACGAATACTGGACTGGCGCCTACGATTGGAACGAGATTACAGAGATTCGTGACTTCGCTCCTGGCTTTGCTTCGGGCATAAAGAAGGGGTGGCTGACAGGAAATGATTGAGGATAAGTTACTAGGCACCCTATGCTGGGATGACTTTGAATGGGAGGATGAACATGTGCCGAGCTATGCCGCCGATTTCGAGACAACGACTGTGGCCGATGACTGTCGAGTATGGGCGTGGGCCGTTTGCGAGGTAGGAAGGCCCGATGATCTGCAATATGGTAACTCAATAGAGACGTTTATGAATTGGTGCGAAGTCCACGCTGGAAGTCGTGTATACTTCCACAACCTCAAATTCGATGGCAAATTCATCCTCTCGCACATTATGCACAACGGCTGGAAGTGGATACCGGTAAAGGAAGAATGCGGGCCTAAGAAGTTCACAAGTCTCATATCGGATATGGGCCAGTTCTACTCCTTGAAGCTTTGGTTTTCCGAAACCCAAGCAGTGGAGTTTTTGGACTCCTTGAAGATCATTCCCCTTCCCATTGCCGCAATCCCTAAGGCTTTCGGTCTCAAAATCGAGAAGCTAGATCTTGACTACGTTGAATACCGAGAGGTAGGGCATGAGCTGACGCCCGAGGAGAAAGAGTATATCTCCCATGACGTCCAGATTGCAGCGCAGGCCCTCGATATCATGCACTCACAAGGAATGTCCAAGATGACGGCAGGCTCAAACGCTTTCAAGGAATACACCAAGTCGGTAGGCGGACGCCGCCGTTTTCGTGATTGGTTCCCAGAACCCGACTACGACGCAGACTTGCGTGCAGGGGGCTGCTACAAGGGCGGCTTCACGGCTGTCAACCCTAAGTTCGCAGGGCAAATCGTCGGCCCGGGATGCTCGTTCGACGTGAACTCGCTCTACCCTTCTGTCATGGCAGGAGCGCACGGGGAGGTTCTTCCCTACGGCACGCCTAAGGTCTATGATGGAGAATACGTTTACGATCCGGAATACCCGCTCTACATCCAATACGTGGAAGCTGATTTCAAGATCAGGCCGGGCTTCATACCATGCCTACAGCTAAAAGGAAACCGTATGTTCGGCACGACCGAATACATTACCGATTCCCACGGCCCGCAGGTGATGTGCTTGACCCAGGTGGACTTGGAGCTTTTGAAGAAGCACTATATAATAGATGACATTCGCTACATCAGAGGCTACAAGTTCAAGGGATCGAAGTATCTTTTCAAAGACTACGTTGACACCTGGACGGAAGTCAAGACCCAAGCGTCGATCGAAGGCAACGAGGGCATGCGCACCATTGCAAAGCTGCTTCTTAACTCGCTTTACGGCAAGATGGCGACGAATCCTGTCAAGCAATCGCGCGCCCCCTACCTTGAAGATGGTGTTGTGAAGTTCAAGTTGCTCCCCGAGGAATACAAGGAAGGCGTGTACCTTCCCGCTGGTGCGTTCATAACAAGCTATGCGCGTTCTTTCACCATAAGCGCGGCCCAGGCCAACTATGACCGCTGGCTCTATTCCGATACGGACTCGTGCTACTTTATAGGCACCGAGTCGCCGAGCGGTTTCCGCGTGCACGAGACAGACCTCGGAGCTTGGAAGCGAGAACACGAGTTCGAACGCTTCAAGGCACTCCGCGCGAAAACATATTGCTTCGAGGAGGCAGGAGAGCTGATTATCCACTGCGCAGGCATGCCTACGAGATGCCATGCGCACGTCACTATGGAGAACTTCGAGTATGGTTCGTCGTTCGAGGGAAAGTTAAAGCCAAAAGACGTGAAAGGTGGTACAATATTGGAAGATACAATGTTTACTATTCACAAATGAGGAGGTATCTATGGCAAGTCGATTCATGCCGACGCTTCGCGATTTGGCAATGGAGCCGGACGAAGACCGCCGGTTGGAGTTGGCGGCGGAGATTGACCGAGATGCGGCCGATCTGGACGAGAAGTGGGGCAACCGCGACGGTTACGCAGAGGTGGAGGCCGAGCGAGACCGTATCGCCGCCGAGCGCGACGAGGCTATCGTCGACCGCGATGAGTGGAAACGGCGCTATGCAGACCGGTTCTTCGGCGGCCGCGAAACCGACCGCGAAGAGGTGATGCGCAACCAGGAAAATGATATTAAACGAGATGGGCGGCCGCAGTCGTTCGCTGATTTGTTTAAGGCGCGAGACGCCTACGAAGATTAGGAGTATAATATGCCTACTAAGCCTAAAGCAGAAGATATCCAGGCTAGCCGCGGTAAGATCAATCCGCAGGCAGTAATGGAATATACGTTGTCCGAGACCCCCGAGTTGGCTGATCCGCTTGTTGCCCGAAGCGCGGCCAACGGAAACAACGCCGTCACGCGTGACTCGCAGGGCAACATCGCGGTGAACTCCTCCACGGACTCCATCCACGTCATCGGCGACTATATTACCAACTACGAGCCGGCGGCGAACGCATTCCTGCATGCCCTGGTCAACCGAATCGGCATGACCATCATCACGTCCAAGCTCTACGACAACCCGTGGGAATTTATGAAGCAGGGCTGGCTGGAGTTCGGCGAGACGATTGAGGAAATCTACGTCAACATCGCCCGCCCCTTCGGGTACTCGCCCTCCAAGGCCGAGACCGACGTTTTCAAGCGCGAGATTCCGGATGTGCGCGCCGCCTTCCACCGCATGAACTGTCAGAAGTTCTACAAGGTGACGATCAGCAATGACCAGCTCCGCCAGGCTTTCCTTTCCTGGACGGGCATTTCCGATCTTATCGCCCGCATCGTGGACTCGCTCTACACGGCGGCCAACACCGACGAATACTATATGATGAAGTATATGGTGGCTAACGCTATCGTGCGCGGATACATCCAGCCCGCCGCAATCCCAGCTGCTACCAAGGAGAACTCCGTGGACGTTGCCACCGAGTTCCAGGCCATGAGCGAGCTTCTCCGCTTCCAGTCCACGAAGTACACCATGAGCGGTGTGACCACGCACACGGACTTCGAGGATCAGTACCTTATCATGGATGCGCGTTTCCGCGCAACGATGAACATGAACGTTCTCGCCACGGCGTTCAACATCGAATATCGTGAGCTTATGGGCCGCATCGTCACGGTCGATGACCTGGCGTCGCACGATTGGGAGCGCTTGACGATGCTTTTCACCGACCCCGACACTGGCGAGGTCGATCCGAACTTCCATAAGTTCACCGAGGACGAGGTGGCCACGCTGAACTCGTGCCCCGCGGTGCTCGTGTCCCGCACCTTCCTCCAGATTTGGGACAACTTCCGCAACATGACCGAGCAGTACAACGGTCAGGGCCTTTACTGGAACTACTGGCTGCACCTTTGGAAAACGTTCAGCATCTCGCCGTTTAGCCAGGCTGTCGCCTACACGTCCCAGGCGTGGAGCGTGACCGGCGTCACCGTGTCGCCTACCACGGCATCCGTCGACAAGGGCCAGGACGTCATGCTCACGGCCAAGGTGGCCGGCACGGGCATCATCAACCAGAACGTCACCTGGTCGATCGTGGGGGCAGTGTCTAGCGGCACTTACGTCCAGGGCGGAAAGGTTCACGTTGCGGCCGATGAGACGGCGGCGACGCTTACCGTCACGGCAACCAGCGTGGGCGACCCCACGAAGGCAGGAAGCGCAACGATCACGGTCAATGGGAACACGGCGGGTTAGATCTAGCCCAAGCATGGGAGGGCTTATGCCCTCCCTTTTCTTTAAGGAGGTGAAACGTGGCATTCCAGCCAAGCTCCAAGATTCATTTCGGCACGGTTCCGTGGAACCCGTCATACCGGCACGTGCGCTATTATCCGTCGCGTGATGTGCAGTACTCCTCGATCATGGCCATGTGTGGAAACGGTACCGATGACTACACTTACCAGCGCATGGATAACTCGCTTGTGGTTCCTTATAATGCCGAATCCTTGTACGGCATGAATTACTGCATGTTCCAGAATGCTAACTACGGTTCGCGATGGTTCTACTCGTTTATCCCGCGCATCGAGTACGTCAACCCGACTTCTTCCCGGCTCTATCTGCAAACGGATATCATGCAGACGTGGTTTCCCGACTGCACGGTAAAGTCCTGCATGGTAGAGCGCGAACACGTGAACGATGATTCGATCGGAGCGCATATCAAAGATGAAGGTATCAACCCCGGTGAGCTTAAATGTGTGTACAGCGCCCTTGACAATAACAACATGGATTGCTATATGGTAGTGTCCAGTGCCGTAGAACCGCTGAAGGATGGAACCTACGTGAACAACGGCGGAGACCGCTATATGGGCGTCGTATCTGGTACAAGCCTTTCTGTGTTCCTCACGGTCGATCAACTAAAAGGGTTCATGACGGCTCTTTCCAACAACGGCCAGCAAGACGCCATCAGCGCTGTTTACATGGTTCCGAGAAGCGCGATTCCCAATATCGTTGCCAAAGACAACGGGTGGGGTTACTGGGTAGATGCCAACTCGGCCACACCGTCGACCACGCTGAACTACAACCTGGGCTTCACGACCCTGGACGGATACACCCCGAAAAACAACAAGATGTTCTGCTACCCCTTTGAGTATGCCGAGGTTACTAACTTCACCGGCCAGACCCAGCAGTTGCGCTTGGAGTTCTGCGGGACTCCAGGCACCGTGTCTCTGCAAAAGACGGGCGGCTGCGATTCCAACTCGCGCCTGTACTATATACCTGTGAACTACAACGGGGTGAACAGGTTCGTTGAAGGGTGCATTCAACTCGATCAGTACCCCACGTGCAACTGGGTCTATCAGGCGTTCGCCAATGCAGTTGGCCAGTCGCAAGTGGATATCATGGGCTGGAAAACGAACTCGCTCACCGAGCTGCCTCTGCTCAATGCAGGCATTGATGCGGGCCAAGCGGTCGGAAACGCAGCTCTTCGCTTGGATGTTCCCGGCATGGCCAACGCTGCAATCGACGGCGGCCAGGACTTGGTAAACACCTATGCGGCAATATCGAAGGCGAGCCGCCAGCCGAACACGACGCGAGGAGGAACGAACTCCACGGCGGGCCTTGTAAACATCGGCTCTTACACCATGGGCATCCGCAAGTACACGTGCCGTGCCGAGATTGCACGTCAGATCGATGACTTCTTCTCGGTGTACGGGTATCTCGTGTCCATCAACAAGGTGCCGAACATCACGGGCCGCGCTGCGTGGAACTACGTAAAGACCAACGGCTCGGCTGTCACTGGGCGTGCCCCGTCGGATGTGCTCTCCATGATCAACGCGCTTTTTGACAGGGGACTTACTTTCTGGCATACTGACGATATCGGAAACTACGCACTGCCTAACGGCATAGTTTAGGAGGCATGAATGGATTCGCTTTACAATTGGACTCGCCTCCCGAATGGAGGGATTCCCAAAGGCTTGAAGGGAAACAAGATTCAACAGGAGAACGACTACCTGAACCAGGATACGTACCTGGCTTACATGTGGCGCCTGTATGACCTCGCTATCAGCGTGTTCGAGTGGAAGAACCTGCCCGAGGGCATAAACGAACGCCAGATGGAATGGTGGCTTCTGCGCAACGGGGCCTTCGTGTTCCTGTACGATGAGGCGATTAAGGACGACCCCTATCAGCGAAGCCCCGAGGGCTACGCCGTCATGCAGGTTCTCCTCCAGGGTGGCTTCGATATCTACAACATTCCCAAGGAGCGTACTGCGTACTCGGTCGACCCGCAGCACAACAACATCCCCTGCGATATCACCAACTCGGTGATCTGCTTCAACAACAACACGCGCACGCCGACCTTCCTCACCCTTGACCTTTACGCCAAGATGCTCTGGCAGGCGGAGCGTACCGTGTACACGAACATAGCGCAGCAGAAAACACCTCGCATCGTCAAGTGCACGGAGAAGCAGCGCCTGTCTCTACAAAACCTCTTCGCCCAGGTAGACGGCTTTATGCCGGTATGCTGGGCTGATAAGGACTTGGACTTGACCGGCGTCGAAGTGCTCGATACGGTGTCCCCCTATGTGGCTGATCAGGTGCAGATCGTAAAGCACCAAATCTGGAACGAGGCCTTGACCTTCCTCGGGATCGAGAACACCAACTCCGACAAGAAAGAGCGCATGGTGTCCGATGAGGTGCTTAACAACATGGGCGACGTGGAGGCGCAGCGGTTCACACGTCTCAATGCACGCAAGCAGTTCTGCAAGGAGGTCAACGAGCTGTTCGGACTTAACATCGATGTTGAATTCAGGACTGGGATGTACATCAAAGGCGACGGGGATACGCTAGAAGAAACTGATGGCATGGAGACGTCGGACGATGAAACCGAGTCCGGGCAGTCTCTTTGGAAGCGTATGAAGAAGGCATTGAAGGGAGGGAAGTAAATGAGCAAGTACACGACAGAGCTTAGGTTTATCGTAGAGCAGGGGTTGCAATCCCGACTTGTAGAGAACACCGAGGCTAACTGGCCTCTGATCTACTCGGATATCGGTTTGAACGATTACCCGATTTTCCAGGAGGCATACCGCGAGACTCTTAACAACAAGATCATACGCCACTACTACACGCGTGAGATCGGGGCGGAAACGGTTGGTCGCTGGAAAATGTTCGTGCGGGATGCGATGTTTCTGATAATGCCCTACTACAACCAGCTCTATGAGTCCGAAGTTCTGGCCAAGAACATGGAGCCTCTGGGCGACTGGAACATTCAACGTGTGGAGAAGGCATCGGGGGCGTCATCGACCGACTCCACGTCGACGTCCGACACGACCGACGTGTTCCAAGATACGCCTCAAAACGAGATGATTCCGGCGCAAATCAAGAATCTCCAGTACGCCACGAACGTCACCATCGACTCGGGGACTGGTACGGGGCATGCAAGCGGTACCTATGAGAACACGGTGAACCACAACGAGTCGGGGTACGTGCGTCCCCAGGCCGAGCTTCTGCGCATTTACCGAGACACGTTCCTGAATATTGACAACGATGTAGTGCATGATCTAGAATTAGCCCAATGTTTCATGACGATATGGTAAGGAGGGCATTATGTTGTGCGGGTTCCCGTCTAATCGAGTTCTTCCATCTGCATATGCAGATGAAATTTCGTATTACGAACAACTAAATAATTTATGCAAAAAAATAAATGAGGTGATTGAAGAATTTAATAGTCTAACTGATACTTATGTCACCATAGATTTTTTTACAACATCTCAAAATAACCAAGATAAAGATTGGGGGGATAAATTAGCAAATAATATTTCTATCGTTTTAAATGAATTAAATTCAGAAGTTTATAGGTTGGAAGAGTTAATTAAAAAGGCGACAGTTGGAAAGGTTATAGTATTTGATCCTACTTACGGAATAAAAAATAGGCAAATTGAGCAAGTAATAAGAAACATATATGGTTGGTTGCGATATTATGCTGACTATGCTGGAACCATTGACAACCTGCAACTATCAGCTACCGTCAGAGACGGATATAATCTTACAGCGAAAGTATTTGATTTGTATAATATGCTATATTATAGCAAAGAAACTTTACCAAACCCCGACCCGTGTGTTAATAATTACGTAATGAAAAATGATATATTGGCATGGTATTTTGAACACGGAGGTGAAAGGAATGAGTAGCACAAATCATACTAAAAACTTTAATTTTCCACAATGGGTAGGGAGCGATTATCCATCGTTTATTAAGGACCTGAACCCAGCTTTTCTTACGATTGATACAAAGTTAAAGAGCAATGAAGCTGGTGTTGACACTGCACAGAATGCGGCTGAAAGTGCACAACAGGCGGCGGAAGCCGCACAACAGGCGGCGAAAGCCGCACAGACGGCGGCTAAATCATGTGTTGATCTTTTGGTTGCATTGGGTATTACCAGCAATGAAACAGCAGTTGCATTTGCCAGTAAAGTTAATAATGCAATACCTAAAAATAATGTTCTGGCCGAATATTTTGATCGTAAGGAGAATTAAAATGAGCTATTCCGAGGAAACCCCTAATTACAAACTTCCCCTTTATCTAGCTGATGATCGCCCGTCGTATTTGGGCGACTGGAATGAAACTATGAATAAAATAGACTCCACAATGAAAAGTAACGAAAGCTCTAGCAACAATAACGAAGTAGCAATTGCTAACCTTAAGGAGTATGTTGATAACAATACAATAACCCTTAACGGTAGAATGGACGGAATTGAAGCCGACGTTACTAATAAACTTAATAATGTCTATACTAAAACTCAATCTGACGAACGTTTTGTTAAAGTAAAGAGTGTGAAAAATGTAGTAATCATTGGCGATAGTTATTGCACTGATGATAACGGCAGAACGTCTATCCCAACACAAATGAAAACGTTTGCGTCAGATTGGAACATTCTAAATTACTCTGTAAGCGGTACAGGGTTTGTTTCAACGAATGGAACCACCAATTTTAACGTGCAAATTAATAACGCAAAAGCCGGTGTAGGTAATACCGCCGATATTGATTATGTGTTGATTATAGGCGGGCGAAATGATATTCAATCAGCGTCAACAATTAAATCTGCCGCAATTACGACTATTAAAAATGCTGTAGATTCCTTTGTAAATGCTAAAGTGTGTGTATTTCCCTGTCTATGGGACTGGACCCACCCTATATATTCGCTGATGGAAGCTAATGTGGCTATCTCTGACGCAGCTAAAGAGAACAAGTGTTTCTGTGCTAAGGGTTGTTACACCTGGGGAATTGGAGATGAATCTGTCTATTATATTGGTGGATCGGATATTCACCCTAATCCAGCTGGATCTTTGTTTATGGCGCATATAATTTATAACGCTGTAAAATATGATAATGCTGATACTTTTAGGGATCGAAATGAAATTCATGGAAATTTGCAATATTCCATGATAAACGGTGCAATTTACTTGCAAGGAGCGCATGGTTTTAATGTAAGCAACGATAACCTAATAGATACGGTGCCTTCGTGGGTAATTCCCGTCGGAAAAAACGTATACTTTGGTATTGTCTATTCCTTGGACGATGGGCAAGCAAATGGTGTTCAAATTATGCAAAACGGAAGAATGAAAAAGTATCAGGGAGATTCGCCATCCGCCTCTCTAGGGTTGTGCTTCAATCACTGTTTGCCGATAACTATTTAATATGGCTGATGACCCCACAGGCGGAGGAAACCCCAACTTCTGGACAACGTTCAAAGGCCGGTACACGCTCGTACCGGCCGCCTCGGCCACCTTCGACAAAGACGTTGTCATGCTTAGCTGCACGAACGATGTGCAGATCATAGGCGATTGCGACCTGGCGGCTTACACCGCCGGGTCGGCAGTGGCCACGCTGCCCGAGGAATGCAGGCCGGGAAAGGTCGTGAAAGTTCCGGTGGTTGCAAACGACGGAACGGAAGATCGAATCGCAGTCCTTACCGTGAACCTGGACGGGACTATAACGCTTCCCTTCGACTATACGACAGGCCACGTTTACTTCTCTGGTATGAACTTCAACATTTCGGACAACTGGTATTAAGGAGGGATAGAAATGAATGTTAACGATATTGTCACTCTTATTGGTAGTCTGGGCTTCCCTGTTGTTGCATGCGTGGGCATGTTTTACCTGTACAACCGTACTCTTAAGGACTTTACTAGCACTCTTAATGACATTGTCACACAGATTAGAGAACTGCGAGAAGATATCAAGGAGCTTGTAAGCGGTGGTAAGAATGCTTAGGGGTATCGATATTTCCAGCCACCAGGGGGATATTGACCTGGCGCCACTGCCTATCGACTTCGTAATCGTGAAAGCGACCGAAGGAACAGGGTATGTAAACCCCTATTGCGACCCTAAGGTTCAACAGGCAAAGAACTTGGGTCTTTGCTGGGGGTTCTATCACTTTGCAGGTGTTAACGGGGCAGTAGAGGAGGCGACGTATTTCATCAACAACTGCACTGATTGCTTCTCGCAAGGCATCCCCGTACTTGACTGGGAGGGCGAGCAGTCGGTTGATTGGGTGAACACGTTCGTCCGCACGGTGCATGAGCAGACGGCTATCTGGCCATGGATTTACGCGAACCCTTGGCGGTTCAACCAGGGCGGGGTGGAGGCTAACTGCGCTCGGTGGGTGGCACAGTACCCTAACGTGTCTAGGCCCACTCTTGACTACGACCCGGGAGAGCCCCCTGCAACCGATGGCCTTGTAGCTTGCTGGCAGTATGCAAGCGATGGAAACGTAGCAGGATATTCGGGCAACTTGGACGTGAACCACTTCTTCGGGGACGTGGCTGCGTGGCTAGCCTATGCTGGAAAGTTCGATTGGGCGCCTAGTGACGGCCCTGAAAAGTCAGTCTTGGAAAACTCGGAATACAAGGTGACAATCGAGAAGAAGTAGGGTATACTGTACTTGCGCCGCAAGGTAAGTTGGTTTCTCGCTTGGTGGGGCACAGGGTAAAACCTGCACCCGGCGATACGGAGAAGCGCCCGCTCCGTTCCTCCCCTTTCGGTTAGCACCCTTATGCGAGGGCCGCCGTCTTGCATGGCATGATCGGCGGCCTGTCGCATACTAGCATAAGGAGGATTCATGGAAAACGAGAAATTTGCCCCAACTATTAAAATCACCGAAGAAATGAAAAGAGACGCATTTAATCGCATTTGCGATTTGTGCTATGATGCCGCATCTGAATATGCCTTCGATGATGTTAATCTTAACAAAATGTATGTAGACCTCTCGATTATAAAGAACTGCCTGCATGTCTAAATACTGGGACATACCACTTACGGCCTCGCACAACTGCCTGTTCAATTTCATCCTTGGCATCCGCGGTGCGGGTAAAACCTATGGCCTGCTCAAATACCTGATCGAACGTCATATCAAGTACGGACACAATTTCCTATATGTGCGCCGAAGCGAAGAGGAGCTGAAAACCCTCACCACTTCCAAGCAAGGGCGTCTTTTCAATCACGTTCAGGTAGAGTTCGAGGGGCATTCTCTCTGGACGGAAGCTAACGTGCTACACATGGACAAGGAGATTATAGGATATGCACAGGCTTTGTCGACTGCTCGAAAGATGAAGTCTGACGCCATGGACAACGTGCGCGATATCGTGTTCGATGAGTTCATCATAGACACCACAATTTCACAGCAGCGCTATATTGCCGATGAGGTAACAGCCTTCTTCGAGCTTTACGAGTCGGTGGCACGACCTGGTGCCCGTGACTACGATGTTCGCTGTTGGTTTCTGGGGAATGCCATCTCTTCGACCAACCCTTACTTCGACTATCTGAATCTGAACATGCCGTTCAATTCGGATATCTCGAAGAAGGGTGAGTTCCTCGTGCAGCTTGTGGCTCCTCCCGAGCTTATTGCGGCTAAGAAGAAAACGCGGTTCTACAAGGCTCTCGGAGACTGCGCGTACACAGCTTATGCCACCGAGAACCAGTTCTTGCGTGACCGTGATACGTTTATCGCCAAGAAGAGCAAGGACGCGGAATACCAGTTCACGTTTATCTACTATGATGACTTAATAGGTGTGTGGCGTGACTACAGAAACGGGTGCTACGTTCTTAGTGAGAGTGTTGACAAGCAGTGTCGAACGGTGTATGCTGCTACTACAGAGACACACGAACCGAACTCGTTGTTGTTGAAGGGTTTCAAGAGTTCGAGGAATTTGAAGGACTTGAAGAAGGCTTATGACATGGGTGCGGTTTATTATGAGAATCAATCGTTGGCTACCAAGTTTAGGGATATTGTTAGGATGGGATTGTAATGATAATAACCGACAAACATGGAAATATGATTGATACCGTTGAAATGGTTGAAAATGAGTGTTATACAATCGAGGACATTGAACACGTGGTAGAAACCGACATATATATTTCAGCCTTAGTAAAAATTCGAATTTGCGACTGCGGAAAAAAAGCTCTTGAAGTATGCGACCCGGAAGAGGGAAAAGAAGCCCAATACCATCTTAGGCAGTTCATAAAACATATGAAAAAGCTAGGAAGGTACTACTGATGGCGGAACTGGTTATCATAAACGCCCGACGCAAGAACCAGGCGGAGAACGCCTATATCGGAACCATTGGCCAGGATGGGTATATCTACTTCAATGATGACATGTTCTACCGGTTCAAGAGCGAGGGCACATGGGAGCAAAACGTTTATGTTCTGAATCGGTTTCGTCATTCTTGGACTAAGTGCCAGATATTCGAAAAGATATCGGCTGTCAACTTGAACAATGGTTCGGGGTCTACTGCTCCTGGCGGGTCTGGCGTTGAAGGGGCGGTGCAGTGGGCAATCTCCATTGCCGATGACCCTTCTCATGGATATGACCAGCCGACGCGTGACGGGGGCGTTGACTTCGATTGCTCTTCCTTGGTGTCGTGGTCTTTTCGTGAGAACGGATTCGAGGTGCCTTGGCCTTCTCCTTCCACCTATACTATGCGCTCGATCTTCCAGGGGTTGGGGTTTCAGTGGATTCCTGGCAACCCGTCCGCTGATCAGCTTGTGCGCGGGGATATCGTCTTGTTCGAAGGGTCGCAGCTTCAGGGTACGGGACACGTGGAGATTTATATCGGGCAGCAACAGCTTGTGGGGGCGCATATAAACGAGTTCGGTGGGATTGCGTATGGCCAGCCCGGGGATCAGACGGGCAACGAGATATCAGTAGGAGCTTATTATCGGGGGTCGTGGAATGGGGTGTTAAGATGGAATGGGTAACGCATATAGCGGTATTCGTGCTGGGTGCTTGGTTTGGAATTGGTATAATGTGTCTTGTGAATGTTGGAAAGGATAAATGATGGAAATATATGCCTATTGTATTTTCTGCACGGTAATAGGGTTTTTAGTAGGCTTATGGTATGGAGGGAGAGACTAATGGAAGGTTTCTTGAGCGGAGTCTGGTTCGGCATTTTGATTTGCTTGAGTATTGAGTGTATGTTAGTTGGGTTGTGGTGGATGATTGCGGAGAGGAGAAAGTAATGGAGAAGAATGACGTTGAAGACTTGATCGTTGACGCTGTTTGGTATCGGTTTGTTATCCAGTGCGTGGTTGGTGCAACTGTTATCGGAGTGGTAGCAATTGGATTATTCTTGATTTGGATAACTGGGAATTGGCCGTGGTAGTTCGGAGACAAATGTTACCTTTCAAACATACATACCGACGGTATGTTAATTCGTGGACAAGTGTTACCTTTCGGGAATTCGCGTTTTATTGTAAATTTTATCAGTACAGTTAACTGTTCTGAAAGGAGAATAATGAAATTGCATGATGAACAGGTTATTGCGATGTTACTGTGCGTGATGATCATTGTGTGTTTTGTAGTGGTGCGATATTTTGAGGTGTAGAGAGGAGGGTTCTATGACGTATGTGGAGAGTCGTTCATTGTGGCTGTTATTGAGAGGTGTTAACAACGTGTCTAGTAAACTCTCTCTTATACG